CAGGAATTGTTGTGCTTCGTAAAACAGTTGCATGAGCAAGAACGCAAAATTGCGTTGATGTAAATAAATAATTTTTATAAAGGTCGGAGTGTCAATAGATGCTCCGGCTTTTTCTATATCTACTTGAAAAACAGCAGGTATAGAAAAGGGAAGTAATTAAAATTACTACCTTTATATTCAGTGAAAGAGGTGTATTTCAAACGTGATAACAGGAAAGCAATTCAAAGAGATCAGAGAATACAAAGGGTTGTCCTTGCGTGACGTTGCAAAATTTTGTGACGTATCTCCGCAGTTGATAGGACAAATAGAACAGGGTAAAAAGATTTTTACCGAAAACAATTATCAACAAATTATTGATGCCATGAACCTTGCAACAGTAGCAAAGGCCAATGGTGAACTTATAAAGAAAAATTATAAATGAAAATCAAAAGGAGGAATTAAACAATGATGTATTTTAGGGTATTACAGGTAGAAGGGAGTAATGATCGCAAACAGTGAATCCTATGGGAGATAGTTTTATCGTTTGAACCAACATAAAATAATCTTGCGAAAAGCAAGAAATGAAAAAAGAATTATTAGATAAATTTCCAACATGGTATAAGACAATTAATGAACTCAATAACTTTATGGTATTGAGTGATGACTTTGACAGTTATTACTCATGCCTTGAATTATACAGACACACAGGTATACAGATAGGCGCGTTCTATGACATCAACAGCGGATTATACATCAACGAAGAAAGGTGTCATGGCAAAGAACCAGTATACGTTGATTTATCTGTTTGTTTACCCAATGCAAAATGTTTTGATAATCATGTTAATTATCTGCTCAATACACAAGCAATTAATCCAAATAATATTGGTATTAAACAATATACAGACAAATATAATGGCGGCACATTACCATTAATATGCGCTTTATATGGCAAGGATATTTCTGCAATGAGTGAGCGACATTTATTTACTATGCTCACACAAGATAGTTGGTATCAACCTTATTACAGTGATAGATTCCATGCATCATTTATGAGATGGTTGGACTTATTATTTGATGATGATAAGAAATATATCTTGACAATATTACAAAAACATACAGAATCAGATTTTAAAAGATATTCCATTTTGAACAAGATGAAAGCAAAAATTATTGTTGATAATGATGGTTATTTAATTAGCACTCAATCCCTTATCAATAATAGTGGATTGGATGTTTCTTGCCAATTTGTATTACATAGAAAATTAAGACGCACAAGAGATGTGCAAAAATACAATCTTCAAAATTACAGCGGTATTATTACAGCCGCTGAAACAAAACATAACGTATATTCAATATGTCAAATGGAGGAATGATATTATGAAAAATCAAACACAAGAAGAAATTACAGAATCAATTAGAGAGAGATTTATTATTGTATACAGTTGTCGGAAAATGCTCTATCTCAAAGATAATGGATTCAGATATTTATTCAAATGCTTTAATGAAGGAAGTAAATGTAGTTTTTGGGTATTTGATGCAACACCTGAAATTAGGGAAGCATTAAGTGAGTATAAAAGACCAGACGAAGAATAAATCAGGACTCCGACATTGTCGGAAAGCAAAACACACGGGGTACGGTGAATAGCCGTATCCCTTTTATATTGTAAAGGAGAAAATCAAAATGAACATAAAATGTATGTACTATGAAAAGCAATACAATAGCAAACCAGATTCAAATGAAACAAAGAAAATTCAAAAACTATTACATAAAACTGAAATTGATATTAAAGAATTGGCTTTTGGATTTGACGCTACAACGCCAATATTCCATAAATGGTGCTTGCAAGAGAAGCGCTAAAGTGATATAATGGAGATGTGTAAAAATAGGGAGTATTCAAGTTAGAGAATATATATAACTATTATTTATGAAATTGATTTATCCCTATTTTTACATCTCATAAATATTTAAGTTTAATTTAAGTTTTTTTTCTTTGAACGTCCTTGTCCCTTGTGAAAAGAAAAAAGAATAAATTTTGAGTTCTCTTTACTCAAAGTTTATTCTGAATGTTTCCGAAACTGATTATCCACTATTTGTAACAATTATAAAAAGTAAATATTGAAAAGGTCGTTCTTTTGCAATGCAACTCTTTTAATAGTTTCACTAAGTCCTTGACAGGACTAAGTTCAACTAATTAAAAGAGTTGCATTTTCGCCCAAAAGAACCAAAATGGCGAATATAGAATGAAAGGAAAATTAAAAAACATGAGGGTACTGTATTTTGCAGTAGTCCTTTTTGTATGTACAAATCAATTTTTAAACTCTTTACTTAATTTAACTTAAATTATTATATATGAAAGGAACTTAATAATATGAAAAATAGTAATCGTAAAGTTTATATCTATAATCCATTACAAGCAAGATATTATATTCAAAACGGTATGAGGTTATTAGATACAGGAATACATCATAGAACACATAAAGTATTTTATGTATTTGATTTTGATGAAACAGAAGAAATTTATAAGAAATGGGTTTATAGAAAACATTGATGTAAAAAACTACTAATATCAATTTTATAATATATATAAGTGTATACAAATTGATTATAGTATTTTTTTACACATACATTAGATGAAAGGAATAATAGATGAATTTAGAAAATATTAAAGTTGGAGATAAATTTTCAACAGAAACAAAATTATTAACAAAGGTTGGCTTTGAAAAAACAAAAAGTCCTGATAGCAAAAAATCTCAAATAAGAGAATTACAAAGATATTTGTCATATGAAAAGACAGGTAAAATGTCCAGAGGTAAACCGACCAATGAAATTGTTATTACTGAAATATTCGATACTCCTAAACCTAAAATAGATAATCGTAGTAATAACGGTGGTAACAATACAAGTATCATATCTGATTATATGCGTAACTGGATTGAGATTGCACTTGAATCTGATGGAAGCATAGACGGCAGCGCAAGTAAAATAATTAGAGATATGAATTTAGTTATTGATGATTTTAGCAATGCTTATTACAATTTTGATGATTACTTTACTGACTGTACGTCAATCGAAAAACAATTCTTCCTTGATTATTGTGATACTGTGATGAATAGTTATAAGCAAAGATTAAAGCGCATTGTAAAAAATATTGCAGAATATGAGGACATTCTTTATAAAGAATATTATAAAGTTAGTTTTATAAAGGAAAGTAAAGATGGAGAATTTTATGCAACAGATGATATTGAAGATTTGGAAACAATAGACAAGATTGACAGGGTAAAACATAATCTTGAAGTATTTTATGGCGTAAAAGAAAATAATAAAAAATGGAAATTGTACTGTGACCGCAAAAAGTCAAAGCAATTCTATGATGATTTTATTCAGCAGGTAAGGAAATTATTAAAGCGTGATGAAATTACTAACTGCTATAAATCAATGTATCTGTTTGCTTATGATTATCATGATGATATAGATGAAGATTTTGATAATCAAAAGTTTTGGAACACACAAAAGAAATTTGCAGAAGATAAAATTCAAACAGTATTCAATAAGACAAATAGGATTTATAATCCTATGGAATATGGTAAGTACATAAAAATACCAAAATATAAACTGGAAGATATATCACAAGATATGATTGAAGATTGTAAAGAAATGGTTATGTATAAGTAAGAGTAAAAAAGTTGTGCGCTCACTGAAAAGTGATAGTAATAAAGAAGATTATATACCTTCTTCTATCAGTATCACCTTTTTCCGTTATATTGAAATTCAAATTATGGAAGGAAGTATTATTATGAATAAAGAATTAAACAATGCTATTGAAAACAATGAGAAGGTTTATGTGGAGAACAAGAAAGCAACGGATAAATCAATTAAGTCAATACAAGATGTAATTGCTACTATGGATAAAATCGAAAAAGATATGCTTTGGAATAAAGTATGTGATTGTGAGAAAAAGTTAGATAAGATTCTTGAAATGCTGGGTGATAAATAATGTCAAGACCTAAGAATACCATTACAAAAAAAGATGGTTATAGCATGGGTAAAGCGGTTTCAAATGAAGAAAGTGTTTTGTCTCATATTATTGGTATGGTAAAGACACAAGCAAAAGCATATTACATAATTTGGAAATATGCCCCTGAATTATTGCCTAATCCTGATGTTAAAACATTTGAAGATTTAACTTCACAATATAAAACATTTACAAAAGGAATGACAGCACACGTTTGTGAGAATTGGTTAATGGAAGAGAATGTACAGACAGCAGTTAAATGGCTTTTACAGCGTGAACATCAAAAGAAAATGATTGAACTATATAACATCTATTATGATAAGGCAAAAACAGATACAAACGCTTTTAAGGCATTTATTGACTTCTCTAATCAATTCTTTGCAGATGATAAAAAGAATGGTATTTTGGAGATTGTACAGGGGTTGAATGACAAAGATTTTGAAGATGATACAGGAGATTAATTTTTAGTATAGTTACATTAGTTTATAGACGTTATACAGGCGATATTAGACGGGGTAAGTATAGTTACTACCCTAAAATAATACCGCCTTATTTATTACTATACAATAAGGAAATGGGGTGAATTATGACAACACAAGATAAACTAAAAAAGTTATGGAATAATCCTCTATTCTTCATGCAGAACCTTATGAAAGTAGTTAATAAAGATGGAGAATTAGTGAAATTCAAATTGAACCCTGAACAGAAATATCTTTTACAACATGAAACTAAATACAATATTGTACTAAAAAGCAGACAGTTAGGTATTTCAACTATGGCTGTAGCACAAAGTATTTATATAGCGACAACTAAGCCGCATAGTACCTGCTTATTAATGTCATACAGTATTCAATCTGCTACAGAAATTTTTAATAAACTGAAACAACTTTATAATGAAATGGCAGACCCTATTAAAGTACCTATTTTCAATAACAATAAAAAGGAATTGAGTTTTACAAACGGAAGTCATATTATCTGTACTACCTGCGGTAATAAAGACGTATGCAGAGGTGCAACAATTAACTTTGCACATATATCAGAAGTTGCTTTTTGTAAAGATACAATTCAGCAACAACTGATTGCTATTGAACAGGCATTAACTCCACATGGCATTATTATTCTTGAATCTACTGCTAATGGTATGAATTACTTTCAAGAGATATGGGGTAAAGCAGAGCGCGGAGAAAGTATGTATAAACCTTTTTTCTTTTCATGGATTGATGATAAGATCATGTTCAAAGAAGAATACAAGGAATTCTGTGATAGATACATACAATTACATGGTTCTTTGCCAACGGATAAACAATTCACGTCTGAAGAAAAGATGCTTATGAGTAAAGGTGCTTCACTTAAACAGATTGTTTGGCGCAGAATGAAAATAGCCAATACGTCTGAAAAAGCATTTAAACAGGAATTTCCTTCTGAACCTTTGGAAGCGTTTATTTCAACAGGCAATAATATATTTGATGCCGAAGAAATTCACACTAATTTGATAGGAATTAATAATTTTAAGGCAATCAATAAGAATTCACTTCCTAAGAATTTTCCTGTTTCTTTAAAATCATGGTTAAACAATGGATTGACTATTTGGAATTTACCTAAAATAGGGCAGAGGTATTATATCGGTGTCGATACGAGTGAAGGAATTGGAAAAGATTATAGTGCTTTTGAAATTCTTAATGCGAATTGTGAACAGTGTGCAGAATTTAAGAGCAATAACATTAAACCATATGCCTATGCTAAAATCTTGCGTGAAATAGGTGTTTTTTATAATAACGCTAATATGGTAATTGAGAAAATGAGTGCAGGACATACCGTTGTTGATAAACTTTACAATGAATACAAGTATGTCAATATGTATTCCTATATGGAATATGATGCAAGGTCACAATGTATGCTCCCAAAAATTGGGTGGGTAACGAATCCAAAAACAAAACCTATGCTTGTGAATGACTTTGTAGAAATGTTTGAAACAAAGCAGATGATTATAAAGAGCAAGGATTTATTACAGGAAATGAAAGTGTTTGAATTCACCAATGATGGCAAGATGGGAGCAATTATCGGTTCTCATGATGACCTTGTAATGAGTATGGGTATGGCTATTCAAGGGGTGAAGTGCGGAATTAATTATAAGTAAGGAGTGATAGCATGGTAGATATTACAAAACCATTTTGGTTTCAAGATGTTCCGCAGGAAATAGAACATCAAAAACGAATTGGCAACGTTTTAGATATAAAAGAATATTTTTTGAGATTACATAAAATTTTACAACGACCCGATTTTAAGTTTAAGGGAGAAACTTATACTACTGCTAAAATTGTGCTACAGACACTAAAGAGCATTATTAATTTTCATGCGAGTTATGTATTGGGAAATCCCATCTCTATTACAGGAGAGCAAAACCTTGTCAAGGAATTCAATAGGATCTATAAAAAGGGAAGATACAATACAGCAGATTATCAGATCGGGCAGGATTTAGCGAAATATGGCAATGCTTTTGAATATGATTATCTTGATAGTGGTGTGGTAAAATGTCATATCATTTCAAATGAAAGTGCTTATCCTGTTTATGATGATGCAGAAAATTATATTGCTTTCGTTGAATATTGGAAAGATGCTGACGAAGGCACGGAACATTATTATGTGTATTATCCTGACAAAGTGCAGATTTGGAAGAATAATGTAATGGAATCTGAAAGACCAAACCTAACAGGACTTCCGATTCATTATGCTTCACTTGATAAAACGGAATACAATTTCTTTGGCGATTCTCCTATGAACGACTTAATCCCTATTATGGATAGAATTGAAAAATTGCTTTCTAAAATGGACGATAGCATTACTACATTGTCTTTAAATCCTATCGGAGTGTGTGCAGGACGTACTACAGATGCAAGTGTAAGTAAAGATATGTGCGGAGAAATGCTCGTCTTTGAAGCAGGTGGGAACTTCCAGTATGCTACTGCTACATTGGATTATAACAGCATTAAATTGGAACTGGATAATCTGATTCAACAGCTTTATACAATCGCCTGTGTGCCAAGTGCAGTAATAGGACAAAGTAATATTGCTAATGTATCTGAAATCAGTTTGAAATTGCTTTTCAGTCAGAGCGACAATAAGGCAAAGAAAATGACTAAGGTATTGAAGGATGGATTTTATCAGAGATTTATTTACTTTAGACAATTACTTGCTTTACAGAATAAAACATTCTCTGATGATGATTTTGATGAAGTTGATATTACATTCAATTACAATCGTCCAGTTGATACACAGTCCATGATGAACGAGTTAAAGACACAATATGACATGGGCGCTATCAGTAAGCAAACAGTCATTGAC